AATTAAATTCTAAACTGGTAATAACACAACTTCTAAAATGAGTTACATTCTTATTTCCCGGAAACACGGCTGATATTTGCCAAAAATTTGGAAAATCCATAACCTGTTCACGGTAATGAGGTAATGAATTTCTCTTAAAAAATTTCACAATATTTTCGATTGTTGTCGCCTCATCTAAATTTTTAGGAACCAAATTAAAGGTTAGTGGAAATTCCCTAAAACCAACACCCTCATATAATAATGAAGCAAAATCATTTAATGTTGAGCCTTGTCTGTAACGTGCAAACTTATATAATTCTCCCGCCATTTCTTTTACTTTTGATTTGAAATATTTTGCGGCGGCATCTTTACCACCAGAAACTAACAAACCCTCTTCTTCAGACCAATTTGAAGAAATACTATCATTCAAACCACTTTCCGAAAAAGGCAAAATAACAGTACCTACAGAATTTTTTGTGGTTGTTACAGATTGATTTATTTTTCCGGTAGCATTCCACCGATATGCAGTAAATTTCATAAATGGATGTTTGTTTAAATCTATATCTTTTGGAAATTGTAGACTCATTATAATTCCCCTTTATAGTTATTCACTTATATTTACTCAAAAACAAAAAAGGGCTAGAGAAAATTCCCTAGCCCTTTTACATCACATTACAATTAAAAACAAATTATAGAGGTAGACCATTGACAGTGATTTTACCGAAATATTTTTCGGAATCCATGATGTTATCAGTAAGAGCATAACGAGTGCTGAAGAAAGTACGGGGTTGTCCATCTTCCTCACCATAGCCTTTGCGTACCTGTAGACCAATATAAGGTGAATAGAAGATACCAGCATCAATTTCCTGAGAACCTTTATAACCGAGTAGAACGTAATTGTCGGTTGCATAAATGTCACAGAAAACTTTCATACCCATTGCAGTACCAGCAAACGCTTTGTTGACAGGATCAGTACCAACAGTGCTTAGTTTACCAGCATTTTCAAGTGCAGAAAGAACAGCAGGAGAAACGATCATCCAGTTTGCTTGACCGCGCTTGTTATTCACAGCAATTGCACGTTGCTTACGAGAAATTGCGGAACAAAGAGCCTGATATTTCTCATTTTCCCAACGACCTTGGCTATCATCAGTAGGATCATAAGTCCAAGTTGAGGAACTACCGAGAACCGCTTTTTCATGAACCTTATTAATGAATTCACGGTTCATTTCCATTGTGATTTCGTCAGCGGCAACCGCAGAAAGAAGAGTTTCTGCGTCCATGTTATGAACAGCTTTTAGGTCTTGCTCAAGTTCTTCAGTCCACTTGGCTTTTAGTTTACGGGTTTCGGCTTTTACATTGCCGGTCTGAATGTCAAACCCGACTTCTTTCATATCAGTTGAGAGTTTTTCACCATCAGCAGTTGCGTAAGGCCCGGTGTAATTCTTGAAAATGATGTTAAATAGTGCCTCATTTTCATAAACAGCGGCAATTGAAGTTGCGGCAGTATTAGCATTTTCAGCTTGGAAAGTACCGCTTGCGACTTCAACTAGAACATTGTTATCTTCAACATAACGAACAGTACCAGTTGCACCGGAAGTATCTCCAGTAATAGTATCGCCAACCGCTAGACCATGACCAGTAGCAAGAGTTAGAATTACGGAATTTGCACGACTAACAGGATTATCAGTGCTGTTACCATAAACGGCACGAAGGGCAAAAATTAGACCAGTGGGGCCGGTAAGAGGTTGTGTACCGAAAATCTCATTACCAATTAGGGAAGGCATAACACGGCGAAGCATGGGGATTAGAATAGGCTTATAATCACCAACTGCACCAGCGTCGGTGCGTTCCTGTAGAGGCAGAGTTTCGATGTTTTCAAAAAGCTGTGCCATAATCGCTTTGTGTTGAGGATTTACTTTAGGGCAATGAGCAACAAAATCCTCCCATTTACCCTGTCCCTCAATAACGGGATTCCATTTTTCAACAAGTGCTTTTAGTTTTTGTTTATCCATCTTTTTTACTCCTTTATAAATATTTAATTTAATTTTCTTTAATATCTAATATTATTTACTAATTCAGAATTTAAAAAATATCAGGGGCGTATTTATCCACTTCAGATTCAGTAATATGTTCACCGCTGAAATCTTCTTCTAGTGGTGTTGAATCATCGTCAGGCTTTTTAGAACCACGATCTTCAAATTTCTCAATAACGATTTTTACTTTCTTTTCAAAATCAGAAACGCCATCAACTTCAATCCCTTCAAGAAGATCAGCAATCTTTTCCGTGTCTGAATCGGAATAACCCTCAGTCATGCTTTTGAATTTTAGAGCCTTTTCATACTCAAGTTTTTCTTTGCTTAGATCAAGAACCTTAGAAATTTCGCTATCAAGTTTTTCTTCTAGCTTCTCGATTTTTGATTCGAGATCAGCAACAACATCTTTTTTCTCTTCAGGAATTTCAATCCCAACGCTTTCAAAAAGACTTGTCACACCTTCAAAGAGTTTTTCAGCAATTTCAACTTTAGTCTGTGACTCAATTACAGCCTGATTTTCTTCAACAAATTCTTCTACAGAAAGGTGGACATACTCATCAAGTTTTTCAACGAGTTTTTCCTTAAATTCTACAAGTTCACTCTCTGCTTTCTCTTCAAGTTCGGTTTCCTTAGCTTTTAGAGTTTCGGAAATTTCATCATCGACCTGTTTTGAAACTGCCTCTTCAAAACTTTCTTTTAGTTTCGTTTCCACATCCTTAGTGAGAACATCTTCACCAAGTTTCTCCTTTAGTGCTTTGATTAGTTCATCCATATTTAACTCCTTATATTTAAATACTATTAATGTCTATTATTATTATTATTTACTCTTTAAAATCTTTTTCATGTAATCATCGAAAATATTACTGATAGCTTCTTGAAGTTCCTTGCTTGAAGCCTTTTGAATAATGCTTTTGTATTCATCAATTTCTTGCGACAAATCTTTTTCAACAAGAATTCCGTTTTCAAATACAAATTCTTTATTTTCCATGACTGCATTAACAAAAGCATTTGGTGCAGATGGATTAGTTACAATATCTCCTAGTGAAACTAGATAGAGAGATTGCACAACTTTTGCGTCTTTTGACTCTTTAACATCACCAAAACCCCTTGAGGAAATTCCTAGCTTCACACCACCCTCTAAAAGATTTTTAACAATGCTTCCTTTTGGAGTATCAAGGATTTTTGCTTTAGTGTAAAAATCATTACCATCTTCTTTCACTTCCACGAAACGATGAGAAATATTCTCAGGGTCGATTTCGTGAATGTCCGATTTAGGATGTTTTAATTCTCCAACAGCCCGACCAGATTCAAGCATTTCGGAAGTATGTTTATGAATAGCTTCTCTCAATACAGTTTTTGGATATACACGACCATTCTTATTTTTAATTTCAGATTGAAGCGTGATACCCTCAATATAAAAATCTTTTTTGCCGGTAGATTCATCTAATTGTGTTTGGAAATTAAATGATTCTTTAGTTTCGATTAATGGTTTCATTTATTCATTCCTTTGGAGAAATTTGCTGTAACACATCTTTCTTAATTTCATCTTTTTTGGTGGAAAAACGCTCTCCCATTTTTTCTTTGAAAGCATCTTTGAATTTAGTTACATTCCCATTTAGTGCATACTGAAATAATTCATTCATATTTATTTACTCCTTTTAATATATTTACTAATTAAATTACCATCCTGCATCAGCTTCATCAGGTTTATATTTGTCGCCTTCTTCTTTCATTTTCTTATCTTCATTTTTAATATCGTCATCATCTTGCTTAAAAATTTCTTTTCTCATAAATTCATGGGAGAAATATTTGCCGACATATTCATTTAAATCTCTGGCAATTTCTAATCTTCTCTGTAGGCTATCGGCATATTTCATTTCCTCCCAATAACTATCAGTTGCCCAAACAAATTTAATATCTTGCTCATTTTCTTCCCACTCATCTATATTTACGATATTTTTGAAAATGCATTGCTTTTTCAATAGATCAAGAAGTAAAAATGAAAATCTTTGCTTTAACATATTAATGAATTTGGCAAATTTCAATTCTGCTCTAGTGATTTCAGTTGTTCGACCAAAATCAACCATCGGGCTTCCTGCTTCATTATCATCAACCCTTGAAGATGGAATTTTAAGTGAACGATACAATTTTCTTTTAAAATACAAAATATCAGTTATTTCGCCAAGTTGCTGACCTCCAGGCAATGTTTCAACTTTTGTTCCCTTGCCAGAAGTTGAAGTTGGAAGGTAAAAATCTTCTAACATTGTCATCACATTTTTCTTTTCCGTCATTTCACCAGTTTGCACATTATATGAAATGCGATTTTTAAAGCGATCCATCAATTTTTTAACGTATTGATCGGCTTTAGTTTTCGGCATTTTGCCCACATCAATATAAAACACCCTTCTTTCAGGTGAACGGGTAATGCGATAAATGATAGCGGAATCTTCAAGAAGTCTTAATTGGTTTAAGGGCTTGATTGCTCTATGAAGATGAGAAATAAAGTATTTATTATCAGGATTAGTGATACCAGAAGTAGCAAAAGTTATTAAATCTTCAGTTAATCTATAACCTTCTCTGGAATCCTCTTTTTCTTTATAGATATAAAAATATTTTCCTGTTTCCTTATCTTTATATCTTTGAATATTTAAGGGAGAAAGAAATTTGATTTTCCTGATTCCGTTTTTCTCAGCACCACTTTTAACCACAGCTTGCACAAACATGCGACCATCTATATACCAGCGTTTAAAAAGGTTTGGCGCATCTTCTCTAAAATTTAAGAGTTTTAAAATGTATTCAAACTCTTCTTTAATCTTTTTCTTGATCGGATCAGACAATTCTATATTATCTAAATTTATGTCAACAATATCCCCATCATCTAAAACAATTGCTTCATTAACAATTTCATCAATAGCATCTTCAACTTCTGAATTTTGTGCGGCTTGTCGATACACCCTCACCAAATCTTTAATAGATTTAATTTGTTCCTCGAAATCAAATCCCAATGTAAATGATTGAGCATCAAACTCAACCGATTCCGCATTTTCAACACCTTTTAATTCAATCAAATTAGATTCTTTTTGTTGTTCTTTTGTTTCAAAATCTTTTTCTTTTTTAGATTTAAGAAAATTTAATCCAAACATATAATATATCCTTTATTTTACTTTTTTCTTTTGTGCGTTGAGTCTACGCTGAATTTCTTTGTAAATTTGAGCATCACTAGAAGTTGCATTTTTGCCACCACCCTTTGCATAACTCTGAAGAACTTTTGTGGTAACAGGTTTCCACTCTTCATAATCAAACATTTTGAAATTAGTTGGAATCAGATCATAAATATATGTTCTGTACGCCAAATAAGCATATGCGGCAGGAATTTTTGCCGCATTCCACGCTCTTTTAATGTCTTTATATAAAAGCCTTTTTCTCTTAGCTTTTCTTTCCATCACTTCACGCACAAATTTAATACGATACGACCACGGAATATGGTGTACATTAATTCCATGCACATATCCATCATGTACCCCCAATAAAATAATTAAAGGCAACATATCCCACCACGGAAGTTTCTGTTTCCATTTAGGGTTAGGATAAGCAAAAAGATACATATTTCCCAACGTCAAACGACTTCCTTTTTTAATTGTTGGAACATCTGTATCATAAAGACGATCTAAAGAATCTCTAACATTAAGAGGTATTTTAGACGTTGCTTTTGTTGTTTTTGATTTTGTTGCCATATATTTAACCAATATCTTTCTCAGTTAAAATTTGAAAGGTCATTCCCTTTTTCTTAGCCCATTTCTCAGCCGCTTCCCATTTTGATTTATTCACCATATATTCTTTAATCTCTTCTTTATAACGGTTTTTGGCTTTAGTGTTATTATTCTTTGGAGGCTTTGGAGGCTGAGTTTTGCTTAGTGGTTTTATTTCAATGATTGCTTCTTTTATCTCACCACTTTTTGTTTTGACCTTAACCCATAAATCTAAAAAGTATCTATGAGGATTATTGTCAATTGGCGACCGATAATTTACAATTTTTTCCTCTGAACTCCATTCGAGAACATTAGGGTTTCTATCGCAATACATAAAATACTTTTTTTCCAGACCACTTCTTGCAATGATATTGTTCGCATCACCCTTATATTTTTTCTTGTTTATAGGTTTGAATTTTGTAGGTTTTATATTTTTATATGTCATAGCTATATTTACTTTCTACAAAGAAACATTTTTTAGACTATAATTAAAACCTTCTTCATCGTAATATCCAATTCTTTCAAAAAAATGTTTTAAAATATAATTCTTTTTCTTTGTTCCACGATTTGTTGTATAGGTTAAATCGTCCACAATATCCCAAATAATTGCCTTTTCTTTATTTTTATGTTTTCTTAAACTTCTTCCAATACTCTGAATGACTTTGATACTTGATTTCACACTTTCAGCAAAAATAATATTGACTAAATTCTTGATATTTACACCTGTGGAAAAAACACCTAAAGACGCTACAATAATCATATCATCAGTTTTCTCAGCATCTTTTCTAATCTGTTCACGCTCATCGGGCTTTGTTGTACCATCCACATAACGAACATCTTTATCGGTTTTTTCCGAAAGAAGATTGAAAATTTGTCTACCGTAGTCAATACTTTTAAACAAGATTAAAGTATTTTGTTTTCTGCTTGCCGCTAATTTTGCAATATATTTGAGCCTATCAGGATTGTCTAAAATAGTTTCTGATTCATATTTATATGATTTTGTAGGACTCTCATCATTTTTCTTTAAAATTTCTTTTTGTTTATAAACATCATGTATCACATCTTTCGGATGTTTTAAAACAATAGGTCTAATCTCAAGTTTTGATAAAATGCCTCTTGAAATTAACTCTTTTGTTTTAGTATATTTTCTAATGGGGCCGAATAAAGCATTAAGCTGTAATTCGTGAATATTTGATTTTTTGAGACTTCCAGTAAAACCAATACAATATTCCGAATTTCGACAATTGCTCACAATCTTGGTCAATTCTTTACCTGTAGCAACATGACAATTTGATACAAGCAAACCATTCGCAAAATAATTATGATTATTTTCTATATGAAGATTGTATGTTTCTCCATTATATTCAATCTCTTCTATTTCAATTATTTTTGACATATAAAGCCTTTTTTATATTTTTGGATTTTGATTCAAAATCATATCTATCCGACTTGTAATATTCTTTTAATCCGTTACTAACTTTTTCATTATGGATTTTCTTTTCTTCTTCGGTTTTAGATTGTCTTGCCTTTGAAATATTTTTTGATAATTTTTTGCTAATCTTTTCTTTTTCTTCTTTTGTTTTGTTATTCATTGTTTCTTTAAATCTTTTATTTCTAAGAGCCTTTCTTTCTTCTAATGTTAAATGACAATTGGCTTTCAATAAGTGATCATTATATGTTTTTTCTAATTTAAAATTTTTTCCACATTTTTTACATTCATATATATGTGTCTTTTTCTTTTCTATTACTTCTTTTTTAATACCATCACGACAATAATTATGAATATATTTATATTTTTTGCCACACTTTTTACATATTTTAAATTTATCTTCTTTACACACATGTTTATCGAAAAAAGCCTTTTTGGA